TATAATAAGTATTCATATCAGGTGCTGAACTACCTGAATAAATCACATACTCAGTATTATAAGCAACCGTATCTAAGCGGACAAAAGAGTAATTACCACTATTGATAGGACTAAAAGTACTACCTGTGGTACCTACAGTTTTATTAGGATTAGTTATAAGAGTATAATCTTGTACTGTTTGTATAGCATAAGGTTTAGTAGCTCCAGATAAATAAGAAAATAAAGAATCCCCACTACTATTAGTTAAGCTAAGTTCAGTACCCGCAGCTTGTCCACTTTCAAGATCAGTTAAAGCCCATATTCTTATAGGATTACTACCAGTATTAGCAGGTGTGATTTGAAATAAATATTTTTCATCCCCATCTCTTACTATTTCATACCAATGTCCAGTATCATTAGCATTAGTTAGTTTTTTAACAAACTCCCCAGGAGGTCGTTTCATTAACCCGAAAGTCACGTCAGGGACAGCATTATCACATACTCTGACCTGTCCAGGAAATTTAATTGTGTCGGGTTGTTGAGATACTCCCCCTAGAAAGTTAGGAATACGTTGATTAATTGCTGGCATTACCTTCTCTGTAGAACTTTATATGGTCGGTAAATAGTACTAGCATTTGTTCTACCTTCTTGGTTATTGAAGATATTATAGTCACCTTGGTTGGTGTCATACTCTAATGCTACAGCCCTTGCTTGAGCCTCATCTTGTGCGATAAGCTCTGCAGCCTGTGGGTTGTTTACCATGCGGTTAGAAGCGATCCTCGAGGCTCTGACGGTTATATAATCTTGGAATACCTGTGGGATATCTTCAAAAGGTGTCATCCAAATTACATCTACATATATTTTACCATCAGTTACATTTTTAAATTCAAAAGTATGGTCATGTAAATCATATAATTTACTGATACCGTTATCTTTCTTTCTAATAGTATCGTAACTATCAGGGTGCTTGAAGCGGTTAAGGTCTATTTGTAATACATTGTTAGGTATTAAACAATGGTTATTACTATCTAAATCAATAGGATATTGTGTTTCAGTATTGAATTTCCAGCCTTCTGTCAATATCTCACGGCAGACTTGCTGCAGAGTTTTCTGTGCAATAGCCACTTCAGGACTTTGTACATCTAAAGTATTAACAGGTGACTCTCCAACACTCATCAGTATAGAATTTACTGCCTCCAGTTCTGTGGACGCTGCATATGATATCTGTGCCATAAGAATAAAAAAAGGGGACCGAAGCCCCCTTGTATAAATGTTTAAATTAAGCGTTAGCTGGGTATGTTGTACCAAACGCAGCTGGCTTAGTAGTTGTACCTGCGAACAGTTCAACACAAGCTGCTGGGTTAAGGAAGTCGGCTCCCATAGCAAGTCTACCGAGAATCACGTCACCTTGATAGATTACGTTTATATCTCCACTTGTTACCTGAACCTGTGGTCCCATTGCTTCTACTACACCTGCACCTTCTCTTTGGAAGATAAGTCCACAAGAGTTAGCAAAGTCAGTAGCGTTACCATAGTTGTTGTTGATACCATCTACAGAAGCACGTCCGTCTTCAGTAGCTACGTCAACGAATGAACCTGTGTTTCCAGGATTCACTGTGTCAAGGTCAGTACCAGCTGATGCACCTGAAGATGGAGCATACTTAGTACCGTACTTGCTGAAGAATGGTACGTTCATTGATTTGTAGATATGAATACCTGCAATCTCAAGAATACCTTCTCCGCTTTGTAATGCTGTACCCTGTACGTCTCTGTTAATTAAGTTGTTATTTGAACAATCTTTGATCAGTGCATAGTACTGACGTGGGTTAAGTACGGCAACCCGACCATCACCACTTACTCCTTTTTCATCAAGAGCTGCAGCTGCATCATAGAAAGCAGTTACTAGGGTAGATGCGGTTAATGCGTCATCAGCATTAGAACCAGCTCCAACTTGGATCTGTGTTCCACCAGGCTCTACAAAGCTAGACTTTGTGATAGGGCTGGCTTGACGAGCACCTTTAGATAAAGCTCTAAAGATTAGACGGTCATACTTCTCAGCGAGAGCGTAACCAATCTTCTTAGAGATCTCACCACGTAGGTCGTAGTGTGCTAAGGTTTCGTCTAGTTCATACACGAAAGCAGAACTAATAAGTAGATCATCAATAGTGATGGTCTTCTCAGCTACTGGAGGTGCTCCATCGCTGTTACCAAGTATGGACCTGCCAGGAACATGGTACTCAGCTGTGGTTCTACCTGTGTAGATGAACTGTAAACTCTTACCGTTTTTAAGAGTTCTCTTTGTTACAAGATCCCTTGCGATTGTATTACGCTGGAATCCTTTGAACATTTCGCCACTAAACAGCTTAAGGTAAAGGGCTCTCGAATCTCCCGTGGAGTTCGATTGACCAGGCCGCGTCAGATCGGCTAATGGTTCGTTACTATTTTGATGTGCCATTGTTATGGATAAAGTTTATATTGACTCTCTCTGTACAGAAATTAAATTGAAATTTGTAGGTCTATCCCTACCGTCTAGACGGCAAAAGGTATCCAGCGTACTGGGCTTATGCCAATTACAGAGAGGTCCGACACTGAGGTATCTCTCTGCTATGGAAGTTCACATGAAGCACTTCCACATGTATGAAAAAGGCTAACGCTCCGAAGAGAATTAGCCATAAACTATTAAAGTTTTTCAACCGACCAATGCTTCCTCTAAAGATTGAGGGAAGTCATCCTCCTCATCAACCCCAGGAGGTTGATAATCACTAGGCATCGTATCAGGATGCTCTTCTTTATGTTCCTCTGGTTTGTTATGATGATTTACTATCCCATAAGGATAAACGGAAGCCAAGCCTCCTTTAGAGTTTTGATGTGACATTAGTTTTTAGTTGTTTTAGTGTAAGAAACACCACGATAAACAAGCT